AAATAATGTCAACTGAACAAAGGACAATTTTTCGGGAAGCATGGTAGAAACATCCAATTGAATAGGAACCGTAAAAATGCACAGAGAACCTTTCTAAGGTTCAGCAGCAGAATTGACATGGCAACCACATGCTCCGTTGTGATCCGGAGTTTTGTCATAATCAGCCCCAAGCCGCATTTTCGCTTGGCAAGACTAAACTTCCGTTCCACTTCCACTCGGTCGCAGATATCGGTATATTCCAGCTTTCGGTCGACGACGGCGTCTTTTTTCGGCCTTCCCAGTGCGGGACCGGAAAGACGGATTCCACGCTTTTTACAGTAGTTCAGGTTTGCCCGGTTCCGATAGATTTTATCCGCCAGGACACGTTTCGGATAACAGCCCTCCCTGTTTTTGTATCGTTCGATTTCTTCCTGCAGACAGGTCGATTCATTGTAGGAATCAAACGATTGTTTCTCAAGCCGGGCGAAACCGTCAACAACGCTGATATCCAGTTTGGCGCCGAATTCCACTGGAGCCCTGGCCTTTCCACGGACGATCGGGCGCAGATAAGGTTGATTCAGACTGACGATGCGGTCTTTTACGGAATGGACTTTGTTGTCGTACATGGTTTTCTGCTGCTCATACAGAACGCGGATAGTTTCCAATCTCTTTTGCTGCTTTTTACTGAGGGCTTTCCCTTTGGACAGCATTTGGTCAATGACTCCAAGGTTGCGTTTCAGATATCCCAGTTGCTGTCGGACTGATTTGCGGATCTGCTTCCTCGTCCTCTTTTTGCTGCGTGCGAACTTCAGATAGTTTTTGTGCGCAAGCTTCCGATAGGTGCGGGGCCGTTTCCCATCCTTAGGCTCATGCATTCCGTCAATCATGGCTTCCGTGTTTTCACGGGCTTCATTCAGCAGCTCCGTATCCTGCGGGTATTTGATATTCGACGGTGCGCAGGTCGCGTCGACGATCATCGTTCCGGCGTTCTGCGGCGGTTGCGGCTTACCGGAATCGTCTTTGTCGTCAGGATGTTCTTCTTCTGACTCCTTTTTCGCATTTCGTATGATCAATTCGTTGATCTCTCCGAGAATCTCAGGCGTCAGACGCTTGCGGAAATATACCATCAGCGACGGATCGAAAGGCTGTTTGTATTCGTATTTCGGAAAGCCGCAGAAAAATTGCAGGTACGGACCTTCCTGAATCTGCAGGGCAGTTTCTTCGTCCGAATAACCGTATTCCGACTGAATGATGCAGGCTCCAAGAGCCAGACGCAGCGGCTTTGCCACATTTCCCTTCCGGTTTTTGAAAAGTTCCGCATACCGGTGCTCAATTTCGTCCCATGGGATGCTTTCCGCTCGTTTCACCCATCGATTATCCGGGCTCATGTGCATTCCGACCGGCTGGCCGAAATCCTCAAATCTTAACTGTCCGCTTGCATATTTGTACATCCATATCGCCTCATAAGTGCAGGGGTATTTCGGTTTCTCCACCTTTTTCCTTGCACTTATTTTACCATAAATCCTCCAATAAGTCAGCATCCATGCGGCTCTTCATCCTGTTCAGCAGACATTAAGTACGATGAAGGAACTGCTCAATACAAGCGTTTTAAGCCTATCATAAGGGCAATGTATATTTCTAATGCTTTTATTGAGAGCGAACTATTGAAACGAACAGAATAATTGTAATAGCAAAAATTCAATAACAATATTCACTCAGGAGCAACCTTCGGGCTGCTCCTTTTTCATGCCCATTTTGAGGAGGTGAGCGGCAAATGGCGGATAATTTCGGCCTGAAAATCGGCGTGGAGGGCGAAAAGGAATTCAAAAAAGCGCTCTCGGACATCAACCAAAGCTTCAAAGTGCTCGGCTCTGAAATGCAGCTTGTCACCAGCCAGTTTGACAAGCAGGACAGATCCGTGCAGGCGGCCGCCGCCCGCAACGAAGTCCTCAATAAGCAGATCGACGCCCAGAAGGCGAAAATCGAAACCCTGCGCGCCGCCCTGAAAAACGCCTCCGACTCCTTCGGCGAAAACGACCGCCGCACCCAGAACTGGCAGATACAGCTCAACAAGGCGCAGGCGGAGCTTAACGGCATGGAGCGCGAGCTGTCGCAGTCAACCGAGGGCGCGGACAATTTAGGGGACGAACTCAAGGAAAGCGGCGACGAAGCGGAAAAGTCCGGTTCCAAATTTGAAAAGCTGGGCGGCGTTTTAAAGGGCGTCGGCGTGGCGATGGGCGCGATCGTGGTCGCCGCAGGCGCCGCTGCCGTCAAGCTCGGCAAGGAAGTCGTCGCCGCTTATGCGGACTACGAGCAGCTGGTGGGCGGCGTGGACACGCTGTTCAAGGATTCCAGTTCGGCTGTCCAGAGCTATGCCGCCAACGCCTTCCAAACCGCCGGCATATCCGCCAACGAGTACATGGAAACGGTCACGAGCTTTTCAGCGAGCCTCATCCAGTCCCTCGGCGGTGACACCGCCAAGGCGGCCAGGGCCGCGGATACGGCGATTACCGATATGTCCGACAACGCCAACAAAATGGGCACGGACATTTCCGCCATCCAGGACGCCTATCAGGGGTTTGCCAAGCAGAATTACACGATGCTCGACAATCTGAAGCTCGGCTACGGCGGCACAAAAACTGAGATGGAACGCCTGCTGGCCGATGCCGAAAAGCTCTCCGGGCAGAAGTACAACATCAGCAATCTGAATGATGTGTACGCGGCCATCCACGTTATCCAGACGGAAATGGGCATTACGGGCACGACCGCCAAGGAAGCGACCGAAACCATCAGCGGGTCAATTTCGGGCATGCAGTCTGCGTTCAGCAACTTGATTGCAGGACTGGGCGACGCGGACGCGGATATCCAGCTGCTGATCGGCAATGTGGTGGAAGCCTTTCAGAATGTGGTCAAAAACATCACGCCGGTGATTGAGAACATCGTCGCCGCCCTGCCGGCCGCTTTGGACGGCATTCTGCAGGCGGTCGGAGAACTGCTCCCCACGCTGCTGTCCACGGTGGTCAGCCTGTTCACACAGGTGCTTGACACGCTTCTGACGCTCCTGCCCCAGCTGATTCCGGCGGCGGTGGACGCGGTCATGACCATCGTTTCCGCCCTCATCGACAGCCTGCCGCTCCTCATCGACGCGGCGGTGCAGCTGGTGACGGCTTTAGTGGAAGGCATCGGCTCAGCCCTGCCGGAACTGATCCCCGCGGCGGTAAACGCCGTGACCACCATTGTGCAGGGACTGATTGAAAATCTCCCGATGCTGCTGGAAGCGGCGCTGCAGCTCATTCTCGGTCTTACACAGGGACTGCTCGACGCCATCCCGCAGTTGGTGGCGGCACTCCCCGCTATCATCACCGCGCTGGTGAATTTCCTCATTGGCTCGATTCCGCAGATCATCGAAGCCGGCATTCAGCTTCTGACCTCTCTGGTGGCCGCTCTGCCGCAGATCATCGAAGCGGTGACGGCGGCGATTCCTCAGATTGTGGACGGCCTTGTAAACGCGCTGATTCTTTCCATCCCCCTCATTGTGGAAGCGGGCGTGAAGCTGCTCATCGCGCTGATTCAGAATCTGCCGCTCATCATCACAACGGTGGTTTCCGCCATCCCACAGATTGTCGCCGCGCTGTCGAACGCCTTCGCCGGCAACACCGGGAAAATCATCACGGCGGGCGTCAGGCTGCTGGTGTCGCTGATCGCTAACCTGCCCTCCATCATTGCGGCAATCGTCAGGGCGGTGCCGCAGATCGTGGCGGGCCTCGTCCGGGCGTTCACCGGGTATATCGGGCAGATGGCGCAGGTGGGCGGAAACCTCATCAAGGGCCTTTGGCAGGGTGTTTCGGATGCCGGCGCGTGGCTGTGGAACAAAATCAGCGGCTTTTTCGGCGGCATCGTGGATCGCATCAAGGACTTTTTCGGCATCCATTCGCCCTCGACGCTGTTCGCCGGGCTTGGCCGGAACATGGGCGAAGGCATCGGCGTGGGGTTCGAGGATGCCATGGCTTCCGTGTCGCGTGAGATGCAGAACGCCATCCCCAGCAGCTTCTCCGTAAGCGCCGGCACGTCCGGACGGACAGTCTCCGCGGGAACGAGCATCACGCAGAACATCTCGGTGGTTTCTCCCAAGGCGCTGTCCGAAAAGGAACTGGCCCGGGAATTTAAAAACCTCTCGCGCAAGCTGGCGCTGGAGTACTAAAGGAGGGACGGCATGGAACTGACCTATACCAACGAATCGGGAGATAAACTGACGCTGCGGCAGGCAAAGCCGTTTTTCCTGACGAAACTTGACGGCGCGGGAAGCGTCCGCCAGACCGTCAACACCTTTCAGGCGCCCCGGCAGGACGGCGCTTTTTTCATCTCCTCCGCGCTGGATATGCGCAACATCACGCTGGAAGGCACGATTGCGGCAGGAACGCCAAACAAAGCCTACGAGTACCGCAGACAGTTTTTGAAGATCTTCACGCCAAAGCAAACCGGCACGCTGACCTACCGGAGCCGGCAGATTGCCTGCGTGGTGGAGGAAGCCGGGTTCACCGCCTCCGGCAGGGAGCGCGCGCCGGGCTTTTTCGTCAGCCTGCTGTGTCCCTCGCCCTTTTTTGAGGCGCTTGCGGAAATACGCGCGGAGCTGGCGCGCTGGACGCCGCTGTTTCATTTTGTGCTGGAAATCCCCGACGGCGGCGTGGAATTCGGCTCCCGCCAGCCAAGCCAGATTATTACGGTGGAAAATCCCGGGGACGTGTCCTGCGGATGCCGGATCATGTTCCGGGCGCTGGGCGAGGTGGAAAACCCGGAACTGATGGACGTTTCTACCGGTGAGTATGTCCGCCTGAACACTGTCCTGACCGCCGGCGAGGAAATCCGCGTTTACACCCATTTTGCGGGCAAGCGGGTGGTGCGGGTGCAGAGCGGCGAAGAAGTCAGCGTGTTCAGCCTGCTGGACACCGGCTCGACCTTCCTGCAGCTTTCGCCGGGGGAAACCACCTTGCGCTATGACGCGGCGGCGGGCAAGGAACTGCTGGAGGTCAGCCTGTACTACCGCCCGCAGTATTTGGGAGTGTGATTGATGGAACTGTATGTATTTGACGCAAGCCGCCGCCCTGCCGGTGTGGTGGAATCTTTTGAATACCTGCGCTGGACAAGGCGGTACTCCCAGTGCGGGAGCTTTGAGCTCAAGGCCATCGCCACGGCGGAAAACCTCGCCCTGCTGACGCTGGGGAACATCCTATGGAAAAGCGGCGGCGAGGAAGCCGGCATCATTGAATATGCGGAAATCTCGCAGGAGGAAAAAGAACTCATCACCGTCAGTGGACGGTTTGCTGTTTCCTATCTCGCCCGGCGTATCGTATGGGACACGGAGATTTTAAACGGCACGCTTGCCGACTGCGCGGGGCAGTTAATCAATAACCACCACATCAATCCGGGCAACACCGACCGGCAGATGGACTTCATCGCCTACGACGGGGGCGGGCTGTCGGACCCGGTCAGCACCCAGATTTCCTACAAAAACCTCATGGACGCGGTAACCGGTTTATGCGAAGCGGCGGACGCCGGCATCAAGGCGGTGTTCAATCCGGCAAATGGAATCTTCACCGTCACGCTGTACAAGGGCGAGCAATCGCAGGCGGTGTTCTCGTGGGAGTATGAAAACCTCACTTCCCAGACCTTTACGAAAAGCGCATCGGACTATGCCAACGTGGCGCTGGTTGGCGGCGAGGGTGAAGGCGTGGAGCGCGTCTTTGCCGTGTACGGGGAAAGCGAGGGCGCCGAACGCCGGGAGGTGTTTGTGGACGCCAAGGCTCTGCGCTCCGAGGATTTCGGGGACGAGTACACCGCCGCCCTGCTCTTTCAGGGACAGAGCAAGTTAAGCGAGCTTGCGATGGCGCAGTTTTTCGACGCGTCCGTCAATCCCCACGGCAATCTGGTCTACGGCACGGATTTCGACCTTGGGCAGACCGTGAAGGTAGTCTCAAGGAAATGGGGCGTGACGCTCGACACCCGCATTACGGAGATTGAGGAAAGCTACGACGCTACTGGGCAGAGTCTGGACATCACCTTCGGCAAGGGTGTGCTCACGCTGGCTCAAAAATTAAAACAGGAAGGGTGATACGATGGAGAAAAGCGGATTTTTCAACAGCACAAGCGGCGACCGGATGTACGACGCGTCCGACTTCGCAGGATATTTTGCAAAGCTGGTGTCAAACGGCATTTTCTACACAAATGCCGACAATCTGCGTGTGACGCCGGGCGGCGGGCTGTCGGTGAATGTCCTCGCCGGCAGCGCGTGGATCAACGGCTATGCCTATGAAAATACAGAAGAATTGAACCTGACGCTTGCGGCGGCGGACGGCGTGAATCCCCGCATCGACCGGGTAGTCGTTCGCTGGGATGCGGTGGAGCGTCAGATTTCAGCCATGGTGCTGACGGGAACGGCGGCGGCTTCTCCCACCGCGCCGGACATCACCCGAAGCGACAATCTTTATGATTTGGTTCTGGCGGATGTTCAGATTCCCGCCGGCGCGGTATATATCGCCACACAGCATCTGACGGACAAAAGGCTGGACACGGCCCTGTGCGGCACGGTCAATTCGCTGATTACGGCGGTCTATGAATGAAATGGGGTGATTTAAAATGGCGGATATCAATGGCGTAACCCTGAACGCGGGCAGCGGCCCCACGGTTAAATACACCATCACCTATTCCAAAAGCCGGCCGAACAACAGCCAGATGACCTACAATTTTACCATTGCGGCGGCGCTTGGTTCGTCTGGTTCCTACATCCACAGCGGCTACGCGCTTTTATGCACGATTACCGTCAACGGCTCGTCCGGGCAGGTGCGCATCAAAGCCGCCGACAATGACAACTGGGACGGCACCACGCCCCGCTACCGCTATGTGACGGTGACCTGCTCTTCCACCACCGGCAATGCCGCGCAGGGCGTGCGCTTCCGGGTGGTGTCGGACGGGCGTATGTCGCTAAGTTCCGGCGTGATTGACAACTCCTCCTATACCGTGACCAGCTCCGCGCTTCTGACCACAGCCTGCGGCGCACCGTCCGCCTGCTCCGTTTCCCCGACGGTGGCGGAAGGAAATGCCGCGCTCTCGTGGAGCGGCGCATCCGCCGGGACGAACAACGCCATTACCGGCTTTGAAATTCAGTACAGCGATTCTGCCAACAATGCAGACTGGGGAAGCTGGACGGCGCTGACTACCGTTTCTTCTTCCTCTGCATCGGGAAGTTTATCCGTTGCTCCGCCCGCTGCGAGGGGCAGTTACCGCCGGTTTCGTATCCGCACACAGGGTTCCGCCGGCTCCAGCTACTATTCGGGCTGGACAGTCTCCTCCAATTCCGTGCGGAAAAACACGCCGCCCGAAAAGGCGTCCGTTTTGACGGCGTCCCCTTCGGTTTACAGCGAGGGGCCGATTACGCTGACATGGAGCGGCGCGTCCGGCGGCACCAGTCTCATAAAAGGCTACATGCTGGCAAGCAAAACCTCGACGGACGGTTCGACATGGACATCGTGGAACGTGCTGGAAACCTTTAATTTATCGGCGTCCTCCGGAACGCGCACGGCGGCGGCTTCCACCACGCCCGGCACCTACACGAAATACGGCCTGTGGACCATTGACACGCTGGATGTCTATTCCGCCGAGCAGGTGTCCAACACCATTCTCTGCGTGGCGGCTGCCTGCGACGAGCCGGCAATCGCAGCGCCGAAAACAGGTGCTTCCACCTACAACCCGAATCCCCGCGTGCTGATGACCACCGGCACGCAGCCGAATGAGCAGGTGGTGCAGGTGAAAATCGGCGCGGGAAGCTGGCAGGATGGCGTAAACAATCCGTCCCTGTTTTCTCCCAGCGGCGCAGTCGGCGGCAGTGCGGCGGTGATGTTCAAGGCTGAATCACAGACGGCGGGAGTAAAGACGCTCACGGTGCGATGCGTCAATCCTGACTTTGAAGCGCCCAGCGCGGAAGTTTCCCGCTCGTTGACCGTGCTGGCGTCTCCGTTTGAGGAGATTGCGGCCAATGAAACCAAGGTCAAAGCAATCCATATCACGGCACTTCGCACCGCCGTCAACACTGTCCGCGAGTATTATGGCCTTGCGCCGGTTTCGTGGAGCGAGGAAATCACGGCGGGAAAAACGGAAGTGAAAAACTGGCCGCTTCACATTCTGGAAATCCGTACCGCCGTGGAGCCGGTGATTGCGGTCATCAACCAATACAGCACCGACTCGGGTTTCGCCGTTCCAGAGCCGGACTGGGAAGAACTCGGCACGGGCAGACCGCGGGCGGCGGTGATGACTCAGCTTTCCGAACTGCTTCTGTCGCTGTAACGGCTGCAAACTTAAGCGTTCCTGCTTTGGCGGGAGCGCTTTTTTCATACATACCAAACAATGAAACGGAGGTTTTACGATGAAGGAAATCTGGATCTGGATTCAGGCCGCGCTGGCGGCTGTGGGCGGTTTTCTCGGATGGTTTCTCGGCGGATGGGACGGCTTTCTGTACGCACTGCTGGCGTTTGTGGTTCTCGACTATCTGACAGGCGTACTGTGCGCGATTGCCGACAAACAACTCTCCAGCGAAATCGGCTTCAAGGGCATATCCAAGAAAGTGCTCATTTTCGCGCTGGTGGGCGTTGGAAACATCATTGACAGCCAGGTACTGGGCGACGGCGGCGCGGTGCGCACGGCGGTTATCTTTTTCTACCTTTCCAACGAGGGTGTGTCCATTCTGGAAAACGCGGGGCATCTGGGGCTTCCCATCCCCGAAAAACTGAAGGCGGTTCTGGAACAGCTTCATGACCGCAAAGATGAGGAGGACAAATGACATGAACCTGCACAAACTGCTTTTGACGAACAACGCCTGCTACAAAGCGGGCAGAACCATCACGCCACGGGGCATCATGGTACATTCCACCGGTGCGAACAACCCCAATCTCAAGCGCTATGTGGGTCCGGACGACGGTCTGCTGGGAAAAAACCAATACAATAACCACTGGAACACCGATAAGCCTGGCGGGCGGCAGGTCTGTGTCCACGCTTTTATCGGCAAGCTGGCGGACGGGACGATTGCAACCTACCAGACCCTGCCGTGGAATATACGCGGCTGGCACTGCGGGAGCGGCTCCCAAGGCTCCGGCAACGATACGCACATCAGTTTCGAGATCTGCGAGGACAATCTCACGGATTCCGCGTATTTCAACGCGGTTTACAAGGAAGCCGTGGAGCTCTGCGTATATCTCTGCAAACAGTACGGCATCCGCCCGGAGCGGCCGTATCTTATCTGCCACAGCGAGGGGCATGAACTGGGCATCGCCAGCAACCACGGCGATGTGATGCACTGGTTCCCCAAGCACGGGAAATCTATGGACACCTTCCGTGCGGAGGTTAAAGCTGGGTTGACGGCAGCGGAAACGACCGCTGAATCTGACACGCCGAAGAAATACTACCGTATCCAGCTTGGCGCGTTTTCCGTCAAGTCAAATGCCGATGCTATGCTCAAAAAGATCAAGGCGGCTGGTTTCTCTGACGCCTTTGTTAAGTACAGCGAATAAAGAATAGTCCGTTTCCCGCCACAAATTCATAAACCAAAGGTTAAGACGTTGATCTACAGTTACAGCCCGCCGAGGAATTTTTCTTCAGCGGGCTTCTTTTTTTCGTCAAAGCGGCCTTTTCATGTCCAGCGAGTTTTGAGGAAGGCTCCTCAGAACGGAGGACAAGGTTATGACGACCGACCAGAAAAACCAGATTCATGAAATGCGGCAGCGCGGCTGTACCTACGCGAGCATTGCGGAGATGCTGTCAATTTCGGAAAACACGATAAAGACTTACTGCCGCCGGACCCGTCTCAGTGAAGAAACCATATCCACCGCGCCGGTCTGTAGGCAGTGCGGCAGGCCCATCAAGGTAAAGGACAAGCACAGAGCACGGCAATTCTGTTCTGACAAGTGCCGCGCGGCGTGGTGGTATGCCAACCGTGGCAGTAAGTCCCGAACAAAATACCACCTGACATGTGCGAACTGCGGTCAGTCCTTTGTGAGCATAGGGAGCAAGGCGCGAAAATATTGCTCCCACCAGTGCTATATCGCCGCACGGTTCGGAGGTGTCAGCCGTGAATGATCGTATTCTTGGCTACAAATCCGCTATGGCACAGGCGCGTCGGATGCTGTCGGAGGGTATTATCACCGAGGCTGAGTACGTCATAATTGATACAATGATGGCTGAGAAATATGGCTTATCTTCGTGTAGTTTATTCCGGGATAACGACTTGCTATATAGTAGTATCAGAGGTAATATGTCACACTACGAGGGGGTGAAAATATGCCTAAAACAATAAAAAAGGTATACTATCCACCGAAGCTGAAGCGAAAAAAGCGCGTCGCTGCCTATGCCCGCGTATCCAGCGGCAAAGACGCAATGCTGCACTCGCTCTCATCGCAGGTCACGTATTACAGTTCGCTGATACAGGAGCACGGCGATTGGGAATATGCCGGTGTATATGCTGACGAGGCGATTACCGGCACCAAGGAATGCCGTGACGAGTTTCAAAGGCTGCTTACCGACTGCCGCGCAGGGTGCATTGATCTGATACTTACCAAGTCCATTTCCCGCTTTGCTCGAAACACGATTACTCTACTGGAAACCGTGCGAGAGCTGAAAATGCTGGAAGTGGACGTTTTTTTCGAAGAACAGAGCATACACACGATGGGTGCCGAGGGGGAACTGATGATGACCATTCTGGCATCCTATGCGCAAGAAGAAAGTCTATCAGCAAGCGAAAATCAAAAATGGCGTATCAAGCGTAACTTCGAAGCTGGAAAGCCGTGGGATTGCACGATACTCGGATATCGGGCAAAGGACGGCGTTTTTGAGATAGTGCCCGAAGAAGCCGAAACGGTACGGTTGGTATTCAAATGGTATCTCCAAGGGCTCGGCAGACAGGCAATCGCCAACAGGCTCAATGAGTTGGGCGTTCCCACGCGTTTTGAAAGAAGATGGCACCAAGATACCATCAGCAAGATGCTGCGAAATGAAAAATACGCTGGAGACCTGCTTTTACAGAAGACCTTTCGCACCGACCATCTGACAAAGCAAACACGGATTAACCGCGGAGAGCTTCCCATGTACCACGTTCAGGATGCCCACGAGCCTATCATCGACAGTGTGACCTTTAATGCAGTACAGCAGGAGCTTATCAGACGGGCGGACAGCGTTAAGATTAAACCCGGCACGACCACAGCCTTCACTGGCAAGATACGTTGCGGTCTCTGCGGAAAAAACTACCGCCGCAAGACCACGCCCACCTGTATTACTTGGGTCTGTTCCACTTATAACACTAAAGGCAAAAAACACTGTGCTTCTAAGCAGATACCAGAGAACACGCTCAAAGCCGTTACCGCCGATGTGCTCGGCTGCAACTCCTTTAACGAGAACATATTTGCTGAGCGCATTGCCTTTATAACCGCACTGCCGAACAACAATCTGGAGTTTATATTTACGGATGGGCATACGGAAAAAGCTACATGGCAAGACCGCTCACGTTCCGAGAGTTGGACAGCAGAAATGCGGCAGGCAGCAGCAGAGAAAATGAGGAAAAGGAGTAAAAAACCATGCCAAAATCAGTAACAACAATACCTGCCACCAAAAATCGCTTCACGGCTCTGCCGGCGACTTTGGTGGCGAGGCGCAAGGTGGCTGGCTATGCCCGCGTGTCCACAGACAGCGAGGAACAGCAAACCAGCTACGAGGCACAGGTGGATTACTACACGCATTACATTCAATCCCGTGAGGATTGGGAGTTCGTCGGGGTCTATACGGATGAAGGTATCTCGGCGACAAACACCAAGCACCGCGATGGCTTCAAGCAGATGGTCAAGGACGCTCTCGCCGGTAAGATTGATCTTATCGTCACGAAATCGGTCAGCCGATTCGCCCGCAATACCGTGGACAGCCTCACTACCGTCCGGAAGCTGAAGGGGCATGGCACGGAAATCTATTTTGAAAAGGAGAACATTTTCACCTTCGACAGCAAGGGCGAGCTACTCATCACGATAATGAGTTCGTTAGCTCAGGAGGAAAGTCGGAGCATTTCGGAAAATGTAACTTGGGGGCAGCGAAAGCGCTTTGCAGACGGCAAGGTCAGTATGCCGTATAAACAGTTTCTCGGCTACGAAAAAGGAGAGAACGGTATACCTGTGATAAACGAAGAAGAAGCCGCAATTGTTCGGCTCATCTATAGGCTATTTCTTGAGGGCAAAACGCCCGCTGGCATCTGCCGATACTTAGAGCAGCAGGGCATTCCGACACCGTCCGGCAAGCAGAAATGGAGCCAAACCACAGTAAATAGCATTCTCTCAAACGAAAAGTACAAAGGCGATGCACTCCTGCAGAAGAAATTCACGACTGACTTCCTCACCAAAAAGATGAAGGTCAACGAGGGCGAGGTTCCACAGTATTATGTGGAACACAGCCATGACGCTATTATTGAGCCATTTGAATGGGACATGGTGCAGACAGAGATTGCGCGGCGCAGGTCACTCGGTAGAGCGTACAGCGGCAACAGCGTGTTCTCATCGAAGCTGGTATGCGGTGATTGCGGAGGATTCTTCGGTCAAAAAGTGTGGCACTCCAACGACCCATACCGCAAGATGGTATGGCGGTGCAATAGCAAGTTCAAGGGCGAGATGAAATGCGCAACGCCGCATCTGGACACGGAAACCATCCAGCGGAAGTTCCTGATTGCCTACAATCGCCTGATGGGAGACCGAGAAAACGTTATTTCGGACTGTGCTTCCATGCAGCGGGTGCTTTCCGACACTACAGCGCTGGACGTAGAACTGGAAAGCCTAAACGAGGAAATTACGGTTGTGGCGGAGATGGTCAAAGCCTGTGTCAGGGAAAACGCCTCTACGGTACAATCGCAGAAAGAATACGCTAAGAAGTACAACGAGCTCCTTAGCCGCTACGAGAAAGCGACAGCACGTTTTGCTGAGGTGACCGCCGAGAAAAATCGAAAGTATGACCAAGACCGAGAGCTCCGGTTGTTCATCGAGGCACTAAAGAAACAGCCACTCGTCCTCGATGAATGGGACGAAAGGCTGTGGATTGCACTGCTCAATAAGGCTACGGTTTTCCACGACGGCAGGATGGTATTCGAGTTCAAAAACGGAACAGAGATTGAGGTTGGGTTGTAAGGCTCAGCCTCTTTTTATCGGGATAACTAAGCGTAAGCGCGGGTATGAAACTATTTTTGAGCGAAAAATGAAACCCCATGAAAAAAGTGAAACTATTTCGAGCAATCGAAAGCATCGGTGCGGGTGATGGCTTTGATTCGGTCGAAAACGCAGCTTTTCAAAGGTAGACTATCTGCGTTTAGAACCCCACAAAACGCAAAAAAGCCCGTAAACACAGGCTTTTCCGGTATAAAATAAGAACACTAATGTTGACACTTACCGTATCAATATTAGCGTTCTTATATGGTGGAGGCGAGGGGAGTTGAACCCCTGTCCGAAGATATATCGGCGAAAGCATCTCCGAGCGCAGTCAGCATTTTGACATTCCCTCC